CTCCACCCGCGACTATATTATTAAACCCAGTCCACACGGGTCGCTAATAAATATCAGAGAATTGACCATAAAAAAAAGCCCACAAGGGGCTTTTCTTTGTTATATAATACTTTTAGATCCTAGTAATTAAGTATACAATAATCCATATTGATTGTGATTCCTAAATCTACAACAGCGTCAGAAGTCCAGTCAAACTGTCCAAAGTCACCGTTAGTTACGAATGCACCTTTAATGATCCACTCTCCTACTACATCACCAACAGGTCCAAGTATGTTAAGAGTTAAATCTTTTTTGTAGAAATCTGAATACCCAGCTCTACCAGTTACTGATTCGTATCCTAGTCTTGCCCATTCCATTACGGCTTGTGCTCCACTTGGAGTAATCGGATCGTATAGAGTCATAGTCATTTCTGCCCACTCTCTTTTTCCACGAATCTTTCTATAAGTGTTAATGTGGTCAAGCTTTACTACATTGTCTGTAAACGTAGGAGCTTTTACGTTTTTTATCATGAACGAAGGAATTGAATCGATGTACATGACAAATCTGTTTTGTACTTTCGGCTCGAAAGCTTTAAACATTATTTCGTTAGGATCTAATACTGCCATTTCTTTATTGTTTATTTATAAATATTATAATTTAAAATTATGCGCCAAATGTTGCTCCAGTCGGTTCAATCACGAAGTCTAGTGTAATAAATTCTGCAGTTTTAGCTGGCTGAATAAATACTTGACCAATTAATTGATTTCTATCGATCACATCGGCTGTGTTGTTAGTATCATCCATTACTATTCTGTAAGCATAAAGACCTTGTCTCTGTACTACTGATTCTAAGTAAGGGTTAACTGCTGCTAAGAAGCTATTTCTTGTAGCAATAGTATTTTGTTCGAATACTAAACTCTTTGCTTGATCTCCTAAGAATTTCTTAAGATCGATCAATAATCTTCTCACATTTACTCTATCAAGAGCTGATTTCTTCTTCTGTAATGTCTTCTGACCGAATACTGAAATACCAGATCCTGGGAATGTAGCAATTGGGTTAACGTTTGCTGCATATAAAGTATCTCTTTGAGATCTTGTTAATTTTCTCTCTGCTTGGATAACGTTAGGAATACCTCCTCTAGTTAAACCAGCAGGTGCAAACCAAGGTGCTGCTGCACTATCAGTAAATGCATAAACTCCAGGTATTACTACAGAAGCAGGAGCGAACTCTAATTTACCAGTCGAGCTTGCCATTTGTAACCATGGCCAGTAAGCTGCTGCATATGAGCTATTTACTGTGCTACCATGACCAGCTGCGTTAGATACTGTGCTTCCATAAGGTGATAAATCTACTACTGCGATACAGTCTCCTCTATCTTGTGCTAAAGATATAACACTGTCAAGTTGAGTTTTGTGATCTCCATAGTTGTAAATTAATCCAGGAGCTGATACAATGTTAAATACGTATTCGTCTTGATTCGTTAAAATTGAAATTGAATCTGCATAATCTGATGCTGAAAGACCTTGTGTATTAGCATTAGTAATGTTTGCAAAGTGCTTATTATCTGCACTTCCTTGCCATAAGTTACCAGTAGCTCCGTGGAATGATCCTGATCCTGCAGAAGGTAGTGAAGCAGTGTATGCATTATCTCTTACATTTACTCCGTCGTTTGCTAGGTAATTAAGTGTTTGTCTGTCTACTGAGTTAACATAGATGTATCTAGATCTGTTAACGAATGAACCTACAGTAGAAATATATGTAGATGTTCCGTCAGTAGCTTTTGTTTTATATTGGTCTCCAATAACTCTAGCGATGTAGCCTTCGTTGTTTGGATCTAAACTTAAGTCATTAAATGACTCTAATACTGTTTTCTGTTTTGTACTATCGTCACCTCTACGTACGATTAGTGAAAACGTTCCTAATGTTGAGTCAACATTTGCAATCTCCCATCTAATGTTGTCTTCTGAACCAGATACTAAGGAACCATCACTGTTTAATGCTCCAGCGTCAGATGCTCCAGTTGAGTTATTTAAAAGTGTACCTTTACTAATAGTTTTAATTGAGAAAGGAGCACTTCCACCATCTGCTGCGCCAATAGTAGTGTTACTAGCACCTGAGAAGGAACCGTTTACTACTCTTGTAATCAATGCTGAGTTACCGCCTTGTTCAAAGTAAGACTTAACCGCTAGGGAAGTTAAAAATTCATATTTGTTAGAACCAGATTCAAAAGTAACACCAAATTTTCTTTGGTAATCACCGTATGAAGTAACTACAGTTGGTTCTTCAACTGGTCCTAATACTGTTGGGCCTATAAATGCTGCGCCTGCTTCAAGTGCCGCTGGTGCAATAAAAGACTTATCTTGCTCTGTTGCTAAGACCCCTGGGGAGATTAATGATTCTGCCATTTTATCTTAAATTAGATTATTCGTTCTATTATAAATATCGTCTGTTAATCGAAAACGTTTTTTCAAGTAACTGTTCTATCAACAATAATAAATAGGAAAAGAGGTCCGAAACCTCTTACTATAAAAGAACTAAATCCTGATAAAATTTTTACGCTAAACTATTAAATTCTCCAGTTTCAGTATTTACCGTCCCCTTGCCATATTTGTCTTGAAGTGTCTTAGCTGTTTCCTGTTCGAATTTAAGTAACTCTGCGTAGAAGTTTTCCGCTCTTGCTTTCCTACTCTTAAGGTTAAGTTTCTGTATATAAATATTGCCGAAT